CAAGCGAATTTGTTACGGTGGGAGAAGATATCGGCTTTTATTACGTAGGTGGAAAAGAGCATCCTACAAATAGAATTCAGATAACGTATTCCAACAAAGGCGTGCATATAATCCCAGTGAAGATAAGATGAAACTAAACTTATGGGCTACTGTTGTACAAAACGAGATTACAGCATATTTAAAAGATGGTTCAGTGTGTACAGGTTCTGCGATTGTCTGCAATGATATAGATGAGACGGAGCGAGGCGAACGGCTTCTGTACATTGAGAACGATGATGGTTTATGGTCATACTATGAAAGTGAATTCGAAAGAATAGAATACATTGATTATTCAACTGGAGAACAAGTTGTGATGGAGGCAGAAGATTCAGGAGAAGAAAATAAGGAAACAACCAACACAACAAAAGACGATGTATCACCGAAACTGAAGATGAATCTAATGAATGAATTCTGGACATCCATACTCCGGGATCCACAGCTTGAAGCATACTGGGAGAAAAAAGAAAATCTCGAGCTAACACAAGAAGAAGGATGGGCGTACATAGACCGGCTGTCTGATTTTGCCGTAGATGCATTACAGAAAACACTCAATACAGAGACGTTACCGGATGGAATTTTGTACTGGAATATTGCACAGGCGGTGATTCCAGACTTTCTTCGTGAAGTAAGTGATATGATCTATGAGATTCAAGTGGCAACGTGGAAGAAAGAAGACTTGGAAATGGGCATCAATGCCGGATTCCAGCAAGCGCCATTCAACGAAGAAAAAATGCAGAGCATCATAAATATGATGGTGAATAACAGCATGAAGAATGCCGGTGTGGTAGATGATGAAGCGGAATAACCAGATGGGAAAGGAAGAACATAATGGCAAAGAACGATTACTACACAATCGTGGCCAAGATCCTTGTATATCTATATCGAAAATATAAGGGATTGACCAGCGATAACGAGAAAATAATACCGATGTCCAGTGATTATCCGGTGGAGGAAAAACAACTGATGGAAACCATCGGCATGATGCAGGAACAGAATTTCATAAAGGGAATAATTATCCGAGATTGGGGCGGTGAAATCGTTATAGTGGCCTATGATAGCCTGAAGATTACTCCACAGGGCATTGATTACCTAAGAGAAAACAGCACCATCCGGAAAGTGTGCGAAACGCTGAAGGAAGCGGCTCAGATATGGAGCCTGTTTATGTAGAAACAACGATTAAGCCGCCTTCGGGCGGTTTTTTCGTAGAAAAATTTACTGCAGAGGGGAAAACATGACAGAAAGAAAAGGCCGTCAGACTCCCACTCAGTCGTTGGTGCTTCCATACCGAGAAACCCACGGAACGGAAGCCGTCAGAATATATAACAGTACCGGAAAGACCGCACAGGAATGGCAGGAGCTGCTTCTGTGCGATATGATGGCATACAATGAAGAGGGATTATGGACACATACCAAATACGGGTATTCCGTCCCCCGCCGTAACGGAAAGAATGAAGTTGTGGCAATGCGGGAGCTTTACGGAATCATGAACGGAGAGAGCATTCTCCACACGGCGCACAGAACACCAACATCTCATTCCGCATGGGAACGGCTCTGCATGCTGATGGCAAAGACCGGACTGAAAGAGGGAGAAGATTACAAGACACTGAAACAGTTCGGACTGGAACAGATTACCATGCTGAAGCAGGACGGAAGAGTGAACTTCCGAACCAGATCCAGCAAAGGCGGACTGGGTGAAGGATATGACTTGCTGGTGGTGGATGAGGCACAGGAATATACCGATGACCAGGAATCCGCGCTGAAATACATCGTTACATCTTCAAAGAATCCGCAAACAATTTTCTGCGGAACACCACCCACACCGGTTTCTTCCGGAACCGTTTTTCAGAAAATGCGGGAATCGGCCATCAGCGGCCGGGCGCAGAATACCGGCTGGGCGGAATGGTCCGTTCCGGAAATGTCAGAGCCCACCGACCGGGAACTGTGGTACGAGACGAACCCGTCACTGGGAACTGTTTTTACCGAGCGATCCGTTGCGGACGAGATTGGCCCGGACGAGACGGATTTCAACATTCAGAGATTGGGCTTGTGGCTTCGGTACAACCAGAAATCGGCCATTACCGAAAAGGAATGGACGGAACTGGCCGTGCAGAGGCTGCCGAAGCTGGTGGGCGATATCTATGCCGCGGTGAAGTTCAGCCACGACAGCACCACCGTAACACTGTCTGTTGCCGTAAAAACAGCCGGCAGAAAAGTGTTCGTGGAGGCCGTAGACTGCCGGACAACCCGGGAGGGGAATGGTTGGCTGATTAATTACCTTCGGGACATGAAGCCCAGGAAGATTATCGTGGACGGTGCCAACGGTGCACAGCAGATTCTGGAAAAAGAGCTGAAAGAGAACCGCGTAAAGGGCGTGATTCTGCCGACTGTGCGGGAGGTCATTTTGGCCAACTCCCTGTTTGAGCAGTGTTTGTTCGAAGGCAGCATCTGCCATTGCAACCAGGAGAGCTTGAAACAGTCCGTATCCAACTGCGAACACCGGGCAATCGGTTCTTCCGGAGGCTTCGGCTATCGGTCCATCAAGGACAGAGTGGATGTTACGCTGACCGAGAGTGTGGCACTGGCATTCTGGGTTTGCCATGAGGACAAGACGAGGAGAAAACAGAAAGTAACATATTAGCTTATACAAGGCAGACACAACAGGCTGTCTTTTATAATACATTTTTTACCGTCCCACCGGGTTAAGTGGAGAAAGGAAATTATCACATGGAAGAATTTAAACCAATTACAACACAGGAAGAGCTGAATGCAGTCATCGGCGACCGCGTCACGAAGGCGAGAGCCAGTGAGCGAAAAACTGTAGAGGAAGAGTTCACTCAGAAGTACGCAGATTACGATTCCATCAAAAGCACATTGACAGAGAAAGAGAATCGGATCACTGAATTAGGCAAAGAGCTGGAAAAGGCAAAGAGTACCGGAAGCACCAACGACGAGAAAATCAAGGAGCTTCAGGCGAAAGTGCAGAAATACGAGTCCGACTCGGTAAAAACGAGAATTGCACAAGAACTTGGCCTGGATGCCGGCCTTGCAAATAGATTGACCGGAGAGACGGAAGAGGACATTCGAAAGGATGCAGAGGCACTGAAGGGAATTGTCGGCAGCACTTCGGTGCAGCGCATCAACTACAATCCGGAATCGACGGCGAAAGATGAAGAAAATGCAGCACTGAAAAATATGCTGCAGGCAATGAAAGGAGAATAAGATATGGCAATTGGAACTAAAGGAACACTGTTTGACCCGAAACTGGTAGCAGATCTGGCAACGAAGGTTAAAGGACACTCTTCCCTGGCAATGCTGTCCGGGCAGACTCCGGTATCCTTCAACGGAAACAAAGAGTTCACCTTCTCTCTGGATGCGGACGTGGATATCGTAGCAGAGAACGGAAAGAAGTCCCACGGTGGATTGACGATTACCCCGATTGTAATCGCACCGATTAAGTTTGAGTATGGCGCACGTGTGTCCGATGAGTTTATGACCGCAACGGAAGAGGCTCAGCTGAATATCCTGCAGGCATTCAACGACGGATTCGCGAAGAAGGTAGCAAGAGGTCTCGACATCGCCGCCTTCCACGGCTTCAACCCGAGAACCGGCACTGCTTCCGATGTGGTTGGAAACAACTGCTTCGATAAGGCGGTTACCCAGACCGTGGATTATGTGGCCGCTAAGGTGGACGACAATATTGAGGCAGCTATTGCCCTGGTAGAGGGCTCCGACGGAGACATTTCCGGAATGGCTGCAACTCCGGCCGTTCGTCAGGCACTGGCCGCACTGAAGACTACTGCGGGTGAGAGACTGTATCCGGATCTGGCTTGGGGCGGAAACCCGGGAACCGTGAACGGTCTGCCGGTAGACTTCAACAGAACCGTTGCAGTGGGAGATACGGACCAGGTAATCGTGGGCGATTTCGCCAACATGTTCAAGTGGGGCTATGCGAAGGAAATTCCGCTGGAGGTAATTCCATACGGTGATCCGGATAATACCGGTGTGGACCTGAAGGGCTCCAACCAGGTTTATCTGAGAGCAGAGGTATATCTCGGCTGGGGAATCCTGGACGAGAAGTCCTTCGCACGGGTTAAGAACAATGCCTAAGTACGTGAATACCAGAACCGGGGCGGTCGTGGAGACCGCTTCGGTGTGCTCCGGAGAGGACTGGGAAGAACAGAAAGAGAGCAAACCGAAGAAACCCGCTGCAAAAAAGCAGCAGAAAAACGAAAAACGCTGCACAAACGCAGCGGAAAAGGACGTGAAGACCGATGAATAATTTTGCAGAGGTTGAGGACATCAAAGCCCTGTGGAGAAATCTAAGCACCGAGGAAGAGGCGAGAGCAGAGGCACTTTTGCCGGTGATCGCTTCTTCCCTGCGGATGGAAGCAGACAAGGTGGGAAAAGACCTGGACGAGATGATCCGGCGGAAACCTTATCTTGCGGATGTGGCGAAGTCGGTGACCGTGGATGTGGTGGCCAGAACGCTCATGACATCCACCAATCAGGAACCGGTGTCTCAGTTTGCAGAATCAGCTATGGGATATTCCATCTCCGGCACGTATTTGGTGCCCGGGGGTGGACTTTTCATTAAGAAGAGCGAACTGGCCAGATTGGGACTTCGGCGTCAGCAGATGAAAGGAATATCGTTATGGGCAGAGGACTCCATGGAATAGATGTGATTCTGTACGAAAAAAACAGAATCGGCACAGACGAATTCAACCGTCCAATCTACGAAGAGCTGCCGGAGGTTGTTCCGGATGTGCTGGTGGGAGAACCGACCTCCACGGAAGTTCTGGACACGCTGAACATCACCGGGAAGAAGCTGGTGTATACACTGGCCATACCGAAAGGGGACACCCACGACTGGAAGGACCGCAAGGTGGAATTCTTCGGAAAGAAATTCCGGACATTCGGGGAACCGATTGAAGGAATTGAGGATATGATGCCGCTGAGATGGAACAAGAAAGTGCAGGTGGAACGGTATGAGTAGCGTGAAGATTAAGCTGAATTCCTCTGGGGTAAGGGAGCTGCTGAGAAGCAGTGAACTGCAGGAAGAATGCGTATCCTATGCACAGCAGATTCAGGCGACCGCCGGAGAACACTTTGCAGTGGAGAACCGGAACTATCCGGAAAGACGAGGCGCTGCAGTATACCCGGCAGACGATGAAGGTTATTACGATAACATGAAGAACAACACACTGGTGAAGGCAATGGGCGCCGCGAAAGGAAAATAATGATTGAGAAAACAGTGATTAAATACCTGAACGAGAAACTAAAGCCGGTGACGGTTCTGATGGAATATCCGGAGAAGATGGACAGCACTCCATACGTGGTGATGGAGAAGACCGGATCCGGAGAGTACAACTGCATCAAGTCGGCCACCATCGCTTTGCAGTCGGTGGAGGAATCCCTGCAGAAGGCAGCGGAACTGAATGAGACGGTGAAAGCGGCCATGGACGAATTGGCCGAACTCCGGGGAATCGGAGCCGTAAGCCTGAACAGTGATTATAATTTTACCGACACCACCACGAAGCAGTATCGTTACCAGGCGATTTATAACATTACGTATTGCGAATAGGAAGGAGAAACAATATGGCGAACAATGTGAAGAACATTTCTACCGTTAAACCGAGCGTGCAGGGCGCCATCTGGATTGGCGGGGCAGAGGCAGCAGTGCCCACAACCGCAACCGGGGAGCTGACCGGCTTCGAGTGTCTGGGCACCGTATCGGAAGACGGGGTGAAGAAGAAAATCTCAAGGGACTCCGAATCCGTCAAGGACTGGGGCGGCAACACCGTGGCCACAATTCAGAAGGACTATGAAGCGACTTATGAATTCACGATGATTGAGATTCTGAATGAGAACGTGCTGAAAACGTACTACGGAGAAGACAACGTAACCGTAACCGGGAATAAAATTACCATCAAGGGAAGCTCCGCGGAACTTCCGCAGAGACCGTGGGTAATCGATACCGTACTGAACGATGGCAGAAAGTGCCGTGAAGTTATTCCGTGCGGAAAAATCTCGGATACCGGGGACATTGAGTACAAAAGAGACGAAGCCATGGGATATGGAGTGACGGTGACCGCACTTCCGGATGCCGAGGGCAGACCGTTTTACATGTACTATGAATAAGGAGAAGAAAGAGCATGATCAAAGAGACACTGAAAAACGGATTTGAAGTGGAAATTCCGGACGAGAATCTGGACGACTACGAGCTGTTGGAGGATTTGGCCGCATTGGATGAAGGGGAAGAAAACACCGGAAAGATTGTGAGCGCCTACAAGAGATTGCTGGGCGCGGAACAGTACAAAGCGCTGAAAGAGCATATTCGGAGTGACGCGGGCCGTGTATCCGCCACCGCTATGCTGGAAACGCTGCAGGAAATCTTCGAGCTTCAGGACGGCGAATTAAAAAACTGATAACCCTCACCAGAGTAATCCGGGACGATGAAAGACTTCTGATCTGCGACTTGGCAGAAACATATGGAATCTTTAATTACAGGCAGTTGCCCCTTCGGGTGGTGGCTGCCTTATTCTCTGGATTGAGGGAAGAATCAAGATTAGGACAGAAAATGCATGGTGTCCGAGGGGACCGGAAGGATTTACTGCTGGCAGTAATCGCCGACGAAACCCGGGCGATTCATGCGGCCCTCATCGGAGCGGATTACCCGCAGTCAATCACTGCGGAATTGTTTGAGAATAACACAAACAATCAGGCAGAGGGACACGGGAATACCGCAGTGTATGAGAGCAAGGAAGATTTTATGAAGGCACGATACGGAGGTGAGAAGTAATGGGAACCACTCTGGCACAGGCCTATGTGCAGGTAATTCCGACCACCAAGGGAATTAAAGGCATGCTTGGGAAAGAGCTGGGGAATGAAGGGGACTCCGGAGGGAAAACCACCGGGATGAAATTCACCGGCGCTTTCAAGAAAGCAATTGCGGCGGCGGGCATCGGAACCGCACTGGCAAAGACCATCAGCGAAGGCGCAAAGCTGGAACAGTCCATTGGCGGCGTAGAAACGCTGTTCGGGAAGAAGGATGCCGAGACCGTGAAGCGGAACGCTCAAAACGCGTATAAGACCCTGCAGATATCTGCGAACGACTACATGGAACAGGCAACATCCTTTTCCGCAGCACTGCTTCAGTCACTGAACGGCGACACGAAGAAGGCAGCAGCTGCAGCGGATGTGGCAATCACGGACATGTCCGACAATGCCAACAAGATGGGCACCAGCATCATAGATATCCAGAATGCCTACCAGGGCTTCGCAAAGCAGAACTACACGATGCTGGATAATCTCAAGCTAGGCTACGGCGGCACAAAGTCCGAAATGGAGAGACTGCTTTCAGACGCAAGCAAACTCTCCGGGCAGAAGTACGACATCAGCAACCTGTCTGATGTGTACAGCGCAATCCATGTAATCCAGAAGGAAATGAAACTCACCGGAACATCGGCAGAGGAAGCAAGAACAACACTGTCCGGATCCTTTAATGCCATGAAGGCAGCCGCAAGCAACTTCATGGGCAATATCGCTCTCGGGCAGAATGTGGGCGCATCCATGAAAGGACTGGTAACGACCACAACAACCTGGCTGTTCGGGAACTTAATTCCGGCAGTAGGAAACGTGTTCAAAGCACTGCCCAGTGCGATGGGTACATTCATCAGTCAGGGTGTCCCAATGCTGATCAGCAGCATGCAGGGCTTGCTGAACTCTATGGCGAATTCCATGAAAGGAAGCGGCGGAATCATCGAGAACGCATTTAAGGGAATGCTGAACCTGTCCGGCACAATTCGGGCCAGTGCGCCGAAGCTGATTCATTCCGGAATGCAAATGCTGGTGAATCTGGCCAAAGGGATTGCTCAGGCAATGCCAACGATTGTTGCAACCGCTCCGAAGATTATCAGCAATATTGCCAACGTGATCAACGACAACGTGCCGATGGTGCTGGCAACAGCTGCCAAAATCATCTGGACACTGGCCAAAGGACTGGTGCAGGCAATACCAACATTGATTGCCAACATTCCGTCGATTCTGAGAGCAATATGGGACGTATGGAGTGCATTCGGCTGGGCAAACCTGGGGAAGACCGCAATCACGAAAATCGGATCCGGACTGAAATCCTTCGGCCAGACACTGAAACTGGAAGGAATGTATGCCATGGACGCAATGAAAGCGGGCATTGTGAAGGGTGGAAGTGTAATCAAAGGTGCGGTGAAGGGTGCATTCTCGAAGGTGGGAAGGTTCATCACATCACCGTTCAAATCGGCCGCATCGGGCGTGAAGTCCATCGTGGCGAGAATCAAAAGTTCCGTGAACTTCAACAGCTTGGTCGGATCCGTGAAAGCGACATTCGGCAGAGTGAAGACGGCGCTGCTGTCTCCGATAAAAGCAGCAGCCGGAACGCTCAAGGGAATCATCGGGAAAATCAAAGGAATGTTCCCGTTTCATCTGGGGCGAATCCTGAACCTGAAGCTTCCTCACATTTCCGTGAGCGGCGGAAAAGCGCCGTATGGAATCGGCGGGAAAGGGTCTCTGCCGTCCTTCGGCGTGAACTGGTATGCGAAAGGCGGTATCGTGGACGGCGCCACACTGATTGGTGCCGGGGAAGCGGGACCGGAAGGTATCGTTCCGCTGACGCCGTTCTGGGACAGACTGGACAGCACACTGGCCGCAATGCAGAACATGAAGGGAAGCAGTGGCGGAAATGTGACACTGGTAATCAACCTGGATGGCCAGACAATCGCCCAGAGCACTGTCCGCTATATCAACAACCAGACGCTCATGTTCGGAACCAGTCCGCTGAACGTGTAAGGAGGAACACATGACAGAAACACAATTGTTTTTCTTAGCCGGATCCGGCGTCAAAGAAATCCGAAAGGGTGGAACCGTGACGAGCTGGAGCTGGGGTTCCACCGGAAGCTGGACCAAATTGAAAGCGCCGGTGAGAGCATCAGCGAAAAAAGTGAAGTACAGTAAGAGCGCAAAGGGCGGCAAACGTGGAACCGCCGGGAAGTGGAAGCAGAGCAAGACAAACGTGGAGATTGCCGGCACCACCATTCCGGCGACTGCCGTCCGGCAGATTGACGGTGTAGAACGGACGGTCGAAGTGAGGTACTGCCTTGCCGGAACTGTCACCTACAGCAAGCCGAAGAGCCTCCGGAAGGGCAAAAAGAAAAAGATGTATAAGTACACATACAACAACAGCTCGAAGCCGTACTTCTACAAAATTCAGTACCGAGACAAGCCGACCGTTAAAACCACGTACTCCACCTTCAAAGATACGGACGGGAAGTATTATGCGTATTTCTCCCCGGTATACTACGACGGAGACACGCAGGTAAACAGCCCGAGCCGAATGAAGCATCCGACCTCGGTCAATGTGACCTATGGAGAGGTGCGGAAGAATCTGAACTCAACGGCGAACAACAACGAATCCAGAGACAACTCCGGAACGTACGTGTATACCAACGTGCGTTCCAATATCGTCACGCTGGAACTGGAATGGACGGGTCTCAATCCGGAAGAAGGACAGGAGTTGCTGAACGTGCTGAATGCGACGAACACGTACACCGGAGTCAACGAAACCACGCTGAAAAACAATTACATTATTGCGCAGTATCTGGATCCGCAGACCGGGAAGGCGAAGAACGGAACGTTCTTTCCATCGGACCGTAAAGTGGAGAAGTACCCAAACGGAATGTACAAAAGCGTATCGGTGACGTTAACGGAAGTGTAGACAATAATGGGAAAGTGACAGAATGAAATACAGAACGAAAGTAATTATAAACGGAGCAGAGCTCCGGGATGAGCAGAAAGACAATGCAACATCAATTACAGGTGTCAGTGTAACCGGTTCCTGTGGCAACGGCTTCCAGATTGGAAGCACCGCATCCAGTATGCTGGAATTCACGGTCATTAAACCGTACAAGGAAAGTTTTGACGGAGACAAGGTAGATCTCTATGTTCTGCCGATGGAAAGCGAGGAAGAGGAGTCTCGGACGGATACACTGGAAGCAGAAGTCGGAGACCGGGAAGAAACCGAGCACATCGAAGACACGGATGAAGAAAACGACGTGGACACCGAAGAAACCGAAGACACGGACGAAGAGGCAGAGGACGTAACCGAAGCAGAGGAAGCGGAATCCGAAGCGGAAATGGACGCTCTGGAGCTGAACCTGTACGACGTGATGAACGGGGAAGCTGCAGAGGAGGGGGAAGGTACCGAAGAAGAGGCGGTTCCGGAAGGAGACGGCTGGGATATACTCGGTACTTTTTATGTATTCAAGCAGCAGAACAACAATGACGGAACTGTAACGCTGCAGTGCTTCGACGGATTTCAGCTGATGAACGATCCGTATATCCCTGCTCAGAAAAATGGAACCTTCCAGCAGTTCTATGATGATATCCGGGCCCAGTGTCAGGCGAAGGGAATCATCGTGGACGAAGAAACGTTTGAAGCCGAACTGAATCCGGTGCTGGAATGGAATCAGGACTGCACGCTGCGGGAAGCCATCGGATATTTGGCCGGACTGCAAGGCGGGTTCGCCACCTTCGGCGACGACAACACTCTGGGAATCAGTTACTTCGGGTACAACGATGAAGTGCTTTTAACATCGGAATTGCTGTCCCGAACAACGACCTCCGCCGGGGAAACCATGGTGGACGGTATAGTGTGTACCGTGAACCTGAAACAAGACACCATCGAAGCCGGAGAAGGCGGCCAATCGCTGTATATGTATAATCCTTTTATGACGCAGGAATTGCTGGATAACATATTCAGTCAGTATCGCGGGATTCGCTATACAGGGGCGGTGCTGCAGGCGCGGTGGGACCCGTCGCTGGTGCCGGGCGAGTTCGTCCGAATCATGACGGACAGCGAGTACAAGAATTATGTGGCCATGAATAACGCTATGGCAAATTCAGCCGGAAAGACAGCAGCGGAAATCCTGAACCTGAAAAAAGAAATCAATGCGGTGGGAAAATCCCTGCTGGTATCCACGCAGAAGATTACCTTCGGCGGGGAAACGACGGCGGAAATTCGGTCCCATCTAATGACGGAAACCGAGAAGGCCAACGCGCCGCTGTCTCCCAGTGATGCCAAATTCAGAGTCGTTACTGCCGACCTAATCCGCACGAAGGAACTGATTGCCCAGAAGGCGGAAATCGAAGACCTGAAAGCGACCAACGCGCTTATCAAGAATCTTCAGGCAACGGATGCCACCATCACTGGGAAAGTCACGGCGGCGGAAGCAAATATTGAGTCTGTAAAAGCAGACTACGTAAAGGCCTCCGAATTCGATGTCAAGACGGCGACCATTGCCAAAGCGGAAATCGGGAAAGCCACCATCAAAGATGCACAACTGGAATCCATCAACGGAAATAAGATTGAGGATGGCTCCATCGTGGCAGCGGCACTGAGCAAAGAAGTGATTAAGAACTTCAACAATAGCAATGTCTATTATCAGGCAGAGGCACCGGAAGGAACAGAACTGAAAGAAGGAGATATCTGGTACAAGACACTGACCAAGGCCAGCGGAGACCGTGCCGGTGTGATATTTGTCTATGACGGGATAGAATGGGTGAACAAACCATTTGATTCCGAGTCCATTCTGGCCGGAAGCATCACTGCTGCGGAAATTGCCGCAAACACAATCACAGCATCGCAGATTAATATGGAAAACCTGCAGACAAATATGGCAAGAATTGGAGAAGCTACCAAGAACAACGTGCTGATTACAGAGAAGGACGTGCAGATTCGGAACGGGAAGAAGGTCGTTGCGTCGTACGGAGATTCAATCCGTCTGGGAGAAGCTACCGGTCAGCACATTTCAGTGGATAATTCCGGGTTGGCAATCCAAGACGGAGACAAAAAGCAGTTTGAAGTAAGAACTATTACAAGCGGGCAGACGTTTACAGATGTATGGTTGGATGAAGGTAGAATATCGCCGGATTCTGGGCTAGACACAAGCAAGGTTTTTTCCGCTGCCGAAATCGATAGTGCATTGGATTCCACTTACTATGATGAGGAAATACTGAACCTTACATTTCCAAGTCAGGGAGTCCCAAAAGTTACGCTTATATTTGGAGGCGGAAACAGCGGCTATAATGTCCCTACCGGTTCATCAAACGCAATATACTTCACAGCAGCCGACCAAGATATTGAAGGTAAATCACTCAAATTAGTTATTGATTACAGAGACAATCCTTCGGGGGTGACCGGAGGCTTCAACTGGTTGGATTTGAGTGCTATTAAAGTAGAGTACACAATTAACTTCACGCCGACAACGGCTCGAATTGGAGACGGAGCCACTGAGGACACATTCATAAACGATGGAACGCCAGTAAACAGTTTTAAGGCACTTAAAGTTGGGAAAGGGATGAGCCGAGAAGGCAACTGGCAAAACGACAACGCATTCGATGTTGATTTTAACGGGAATGCCTATATAGGCGGTTCCCTGAATGTCAATGGAGACACGGAAACGCAAGTTCTATATGCCGGAATGATTTCGTGCCTCAGAACAATCAATTGCAAAGAGTTGATAGCGGCAGGACCGGAAGGGGAAGAGGTATCATTTACATTGACGACATCCGGAACCGGCGCCGCAAAAGCTACCACCGGAAGTGTGAGCATAAAGCCAAAATGGTGGCGGTGCGGGAATCTTGTGCAAATGGAGTTTGGCGTTGCGACAACCGGAGCGGTTAATCCGGGCAAGAATCTAGCCACCGGGACAATTACAAAAATACCTCGACCCGTCACCACATATGGACTCCGAGCCGTGTCGTACTATGGCAACAATGCAAACGTGCTTTTTGTGTCGCAAGAAGGAAGTTTTACAGTCCGGAATTGTGGCAGCGATGCGCTGGCGAAAGGTAATGACGCCATCGGAATCTTCACATACATTACCGACGGAACCATGCTATAGAAAGGAGCAGGAATGAAATCAGAAAAACAGCTCTACCAATGGGATGTGAATCAGTATTTAACAGAATTGCAACCAACAGCACAGTTTGTAGATTACCCGATGGGTAATGAGGTTATCAGAATTGAGACGAAAGGCAAGCGCTGCCGAATCCCCGACGAATTTCTGCAAACTGCCGGCTTCAAAACGTGCTATGAACGTTATTCCGACGGCACTTACAGGGCGTATAACTTCAACGTGCAATCATCGCCTAAGCCGCCTGCCTACGTCTACACAGCGGAGGAGCGTACAACATTTGATGCGCTTGTGGCTAAAGCAGATGCCGCAATCGAAGAAATTAAGCGCCGTGCCGATTCCGGGGAGTTCACACCGGTGAAGGGCGTGGACTATTTCACGGACGCTGAAAAAACCGAGATGATGGAGAGCGTGTCGAGCGGAGCAGTTGGAGAATTCCGGAAAGTAGTTGACACAGCAACCACCGAATACAACGATAACCACAATTTAAAGCTTGCGAAATACAACGCCAACGCCGCTGAGAAGTTAAGTACCTATAACACCAACGATGAACAGCAAACCGACGCCTACAACCGCAACGCTGAGCAGAAGTTGGAAGCCTATAACAGCAACCACACCGCAAAGGTGGCAGAGTACAACGCCAACGCCGAAACAAAAACGGCGGAGTTTGATTCTAACGCCGCCGCATTGCAGACCGAGGTTGACCGCTTGCGTGGTGAGTGCGACAATTTGGCGGCGGAAAACCGGAAGCAGGAGAATAGAATCGACGCATTGATTAAGCTGAATAAGGGGCAGACCTATGACATTCTGCCGGAAGAAGGCGAAACCGCAAGCAGAACGGCACCGAGCGGGGCGAAATATGTGAGCGTGGATAAGGTAGGCGGAAAGAGTTTAGTGTGGAATCAGCTATGCAACCCAGACACGTTTTCGGTGGTCGGGTGCAAAGCTACGGAGAATAGCGGAATAGTTACGATTACGGAAACGGCGTTGAACAATAGGTATCAAGCTGGAGAAATTGCCGTCGTCAAAAATCACAAATATTACCAATCGGTAAAAATTAAGTCGGACGGAACCAACCCCGCAGGTTTTCAGAATTATTTATTTTTGCCGACGATGAATAAGATAACGAGCGCTAAATTTACACAACTATCCGTTATGACAACTGCAACAGATACCGGGAAATCACTCGTACAGCTTACAGGCACGGAGGGCGCTGATTACCAAATTGTCAAAAATTCTTTCATGCTAATTGATTTGACTTTGCTCTTTGGTGCCGGCAATGAACCAACCGCCGAACAATTCGAGGAGATGTTCCCGGCTGAATCGTACCCGTACAATCCGGGAGAAATCGTGTCTAGCACTACAACCGACGTGGAGCTTGAAGGAAAGAATCTGTGGGACGATTCCAACCCGGCGTTCACGAAAGTGCTGACAAAAGAGGGGTTTACGTTCGACGGAACCGTATGGAAATCAGAATTGATTGATTACATTGCAACGCCAATCGCAATTACGAAGGGGTCGACGTTTTCGTATGACATAAAGTCACCGGAAGGAAGTAACGCAAGATTTAAATTTGCCATGAATTCCGGGAACTTAATCTATCGCCCTCACGAATCAGACGGAAGTTGGAAGCACCATTCCGTGTATTTGCCGGACGATGTGCACACAATCTACATTGACTATACACAACGTGCATCGTGCGAAATCAAGAATATCCAGTTGGAGCGTAGCACAACGGAAACGGCGTACTCTCCGCACAAAAAGCAATCACTTTCAACCGGTTTCCCGGAACTCCATTCTGCCGGCACCGCCCACGATGTAATCGATTTGGATGGCGGAGCAATCCGGCGAAATGTTGGGATGGTGGATTTAGGAACGCTTGATTGGAGTTATTCTGACAAATATGAATGGTGGACGAGTAATAGCATGACTGGGCAAATAGTCGCACCGGTGTTTTCAAGCCTAGCGGCTAACGCAATTTGCAATAGATTCGAAATTGTTAAGCAAGACGAAAATTATACGAAACCGGGGGTGAGCGTGTGGACATCCGGGACAATATCCGTCAAGAGCGATGAAATCAAATCGGCGGAGGATTTTTCCGGTGTAACATTGTATTTCGAAAAGGCTACACCGACAACCGAGCAGGTCACCATCCCGGAACCCATGCAAGAATGGCTCCCGGTGGAAGCCGGCGGAACGGTAACATTCCGAAATACAGACGAATCGAAGCAGCTGCCGGTGCCTAATGCAGTAAGCTGGGTTAGAAAGCTTGATGAGGTAGAGTAAATGGCAAAATTAGAAAAACTGTATAAGATTATCGACAAAGAAAATTTCGAACCGAGCGGAACGCTGGAAGAGCGGGTGTCCGTGCTGGAAGAAGTGCTGCAGGAGCAGGTCATGGCGGTTATGACCACGAAGGAAGATGATTGACGGAAAGCCACCGAAAAGGTGGCTTTTTCGTTGCCAAAATTCAAGAAGGGAGGTGATACCTATGCGAATGTACGTAACTACCGAGGATGTTCTTTGGCTTGCGGGTGCAATCGTGGCTATTTCGGCGGCAATCAAAGTCGTATGCGGCGCAATCGAACAATTCCGGAAGCCGAACAAAACACAGGATGCGAGACTAGCAGAATTGGAGCGGAAGGCGGTTAATGATTACAACCGACTCAACCAGTTGGAAGAGGGAAACATCATTACACAGCGGGCACTTTTGGCACTTCTGGCACATGGAATTGATGGAAATGATATCGAAGCAATGCGAAAGGCGAAAGCAGAGCTGACGGACTATCTAATCGAACGATAGAGTGGTCTCAAAAGGCTCTCTTTTAGCTTCTAACAGCTTTTAATCAGTTAACCTTATAACCTATCACTAATATTTTTTAAAACGCTTAAAACAGCGGAAAAGGAGAAGAAAATGGATATTTCTATTGTGAACGATTACTTTGTACCGGCGGTAGTTGTGATGTGCCTTTGCATCGGCTACATCATGAGAAACTGGATGCCAACAGATAATAAGTGGATTCCAACGGTGCTGTTTGTCGTTGGTATCATCTGTGGAGTCGTGGTAGACGGCTTGACATTTACGGCGGTGGTTTCCGGTGCAGTATCCGGACTGGCGGCAGTCGGATTGAATCAGGCTTTCAAGCAGGCATTGGGCTTGAATGTCCGCCCGGACATTGAAACCACCGACGAAGAGGTGCAGGATTACGAACTGGCAGAGGAAGAGAATGAAGCAGAAGAAGGTGAAGATGATGAGTAAGACGATTGCGGTACATTGCGGGCATGGCGTGAGTTTGGATGGAAGCTGGGATTCCGGTTGTGTATATAAGGGGCATTCCGAGGCGAAATTGATGTTAGCCATCACAAAGGCGGCGGTCAAGTATCTGAGAGCTTCTGGGGTAAAGGTGCAGTCGGATGCAGACCACGGCAACAACAAAAATATGATTGCCGATGTACGGCAGGCGAACAACTCCGGCGTTGCCATGTACTTGTCTATCCACTGTGATTATTCCGGGGCTCCGAAGGGCGTTATGCCGCTGTACGTGTCCGGAAGCGGAAAGAAGCTGGGAAAGTGCCTTGAAAAATCTATCAAGAAGGACTTGAAGATGAGAAGCAGAGGTGTTCAGAAGAGAACAGACCTTTTTGAACTGAACGGAACAGATATGACGGCGTGCATTCTCGAAACAGGAAGCATCAAGGGCGATTTGGCTACACTGAGAGACCATCCGGACAAGTACGGAAAAGCCATCGCAAAGGGCGTGTGCAGCTACTTGGGCGTGCCTTTCAAGGATGGGAAGAAGAAACCCAGTAAAGAAATCTACCGTGTAAGGAAAACATGGAAGGATGCAAAGAGTCAGAAGGGCGCTTTTTCGTCACTGGAGAACGCTAAGAAATGTGCCGATAAAAACGGCTACTCTGTTTTTAATAGTAAGGGAAAGGCGGTGTACCGTGGCAAAAAGTAGGAAGATTAACCGGACCTATATCGTAATCAAGGCGGACCCATTACGGGTCAAGCCTTCGTATAAGTCGAAGCTGAAAAAGACTCTTGCGGTCGGCACAAAGGTACACGCCACCAAAATCAACGGCTATTACATCTACGTTCCGGCGCTCAAAGGTTGGACGATTTGGAAGGACAGCAAAGGACATAAATATGTCCGCCTCGTATCCGTTCCGAAAAGTACAAAGGCGGATAAGCTGCTGAAAGAACTTAAGGTGATCGCACATAAGTTAATTAAAGCTGGCGTGAAGTATAACGCTAATCATCCGTGTAAGAGCTTGTCCAGTGCGTTAAAGGGCAAGAGAACGAATTGTGCGACCTTTATCTCTTTCGGTTTACAGGAAATTGGCGTGCTGCCGAAAGGAAAATACATCTGGCTGGACACAAAAATTCACGGCTCCGGCAGCTCCCGCATCCGGAAGAAAGCAAAGATTGCATATCCCCGAAAATCTTGGAAATATGCAAAGCTGAAGAAGGGAGACATCTGCGGTTTTGCCAACAAGCCGCACACGATGGTATACGCCGGTAAAAGCAAACACGGCTATCCTCTGTGGTATTCGGCGGGCGGTTCCGATGTAAAGGCGAAGAACTACGGACCGAAACGAAAGAAGTCCTATGAGAAGCGGAAAATCTATGTGAGAATTCGGCTGAAATAAATGAACACAAAACGGGTGGAGAAATCC